ATGAACCTATCTCCTGAACTATATCTCAAATTTGCCAAAGATGTAGAGCCTGAAATTTTTGAAAACAAGACACCTAAATTTCATTTAGAAATAATCCGTTTTATTGACGGTGAAGGTCAGTATAAAGCTATAGCAGTATTTCGCGGTGCCGGTAAGACCACCCTGCTAAATAAAATTTACGTATTAAGCCGCCTTTATTTTGCTGCCGAACCTTTTATTATGATAGTCTCGGCCAACGAGGACAAAGCGACCGCATTTTTGGAAGCGATCAAAGGGAGTATCGATAAGGCAGCTGCTAAAGGCTATGCCATAGCTCGCGGTAAGGCTTGGAATAAAGGATTTATTGAGGTTATTATAAATCAAGGCATGAAAGATGAAGATGGCAAAAGCATAGAGAAAAAATGCTACGTAGTATCTCTCTCGGCTGGGCAAGATCCTCGCGGTATGAATATCGACAACATGCGCCCAACATTGCTAATAATAGACGACCTGGAGAGCAAAGTCGGCAGATACCCTATCGACTCAAATGCCAACCGTCAAAAGCTTCGTAGCTGGTTTTATGCCGATTTATTACCTACTTTGCACCCTACACGTGGTAAGGCCGTGATACTGGGTACTATACTACACGAAGATAGCATCCTAAACAACATCGTAAATAGTACAGAAGAGATGGACGCCAAACAAGAGTGGATCTACATAAAAATTCCAATCATCAAAAACGGCGTAAGTTCATGGCCGTCTCGCTTCCCGATGGAAAAAATCAAAAAGATACAAAGCACCCTAGTCTCAAAAGGACTGGCAAATGAATTTTATCAAGAGTATATGTGCGCCGCGATAGATCCGCAAAAGGCTATCTTTAAGCGTGAGTATTTTAGGTATTTTAAGGGGGTGGAGTATAGAACCGATGAGCCTTTTACCACCGTTACGGTAACTGATGGAGTAAATAAGCAAGAGCTAAAAATCAGACGAGCAAACAAAATAGAGCTAGAAAGCGGAGAGAAAATTTGGCTAAAAGAGTGCCAAATTTACACCGTGGCTGATATCTCAAGTGGAAAAGGCAGGGATCAGACCGCCTACGCCACCTTTGCGATAGATAGGCAAAATAGGCTTTTTGTCATTGACATCACGAGTGGGTACTTTACGCCTTTTGAGCGAAGCCTAAGAATAATCGAAATTTATCTCACGTTTGGCCCAATGCGTATCGGTATAGAAAAGGCTGGCATGCAAAATGACTTTTTCTACACGATTGACACCATTCAAAAACTAACAGGCGTAAATTTGCCGATAGATCCGCTTAGTCATGGCGGCAACTCCAAAAACAAACGTATTTCAAATCTTGAGCCCTATTACCGTACAAGACAAATTTATCATAATGCAAGTTTAAACGCTACAGACGAGCTTGAGGCACAGCTGTTGGGATTTGATCCGGAGACGGAAAGCAAGAGTGATGATATTATGGATGCAGAAGCTTATATTTTACAGTACATTGCAGGGCGATTTTTTGACGAGAGCTATGATGAAATTTATGATGAATACGAAGAAGAAGAGAGCTGGGTGTGAAAGTATCAAAGATATATTTTCAAACAAAAGATAGTAGATTGTCGTATGTTATTGATGCTAAATATATGGCGAGCTAGTTATAGCGCAGATAAACTAATCCTTAAATAATTTTATACGTTTTTTAGGAAAACCATAGATTAGACTACACGTAAAAAACGGAGTAGTCTATGAATGAGGACTTAAATTTAATTAAGCGAGCTTTTAGTGATCTTGAGCAACATAAAAATAGATTTTTAGAGTGTGAGCGAGCATTTCGTGCCGAGTATGAGGGCGAAGATAACCGTACTACAAAACGCAAAAACTCTGAGAGAAGTCGTTCTAAACTATATATCCCACTAATAAAAACCACCATTTTTATCATTCATGCGATTTTTAAAACAAGCTTCATGAGTGATCGTTGTCCAATAGAGATCACTCGTGTTGGCCATAGAAGCGATAATGACCTAATCTTACAAAATGCACTTACTGCTGTATTGAAAAACAGGTGGAAGAAAAAAGAGCATCGTGTTGGCCTAAGCAAAGCTGTCATGAGCGCACTATATCTACCTCTTGGCATAGTAAATTTATTCTATGACAAAGAGCAAGGCGATATCGCTACACGTTTTATACCCATTACTGATCTGGCATTTGACAAGCATGCAAGTGATATCAACGACATAGAATACGTCTGCTACAAATGGCGTCAATCAATACGCCAAGTCGAAGAAAAAATCAAAACTAAATTTTACAAAAGTAAAGACAAGGATCGCATTTTAGGCTCTAAAACAGAGTGGAGTCAAAGAGTACAAATGAAAGATATCTATAAAAAGATATATGTAAACGGTCGCCAAATGTGGGAATTAAAGAGTTTTGCCAATGATTGTTTAGTCAGAGAGGCTAGATTTTCAACTTTGCCATTTCATTTTGGATATTGCATGGATGCGATGCCTAGCATTGACGAGAGCACGCGTGAGAATGAAAATGCAGTATATGGCTCATGTGTGTCAGAAGTGGTAAAAGAGATACAAGAAGAATACAACATCAAACGTAATCAAAAGATAGATATCACTGAAAATCAAATAGATCCATCCTTTATTGTAGATAAAACAAAAGGTGTCGTAACAGTAAGCGACGTGATGGCCAGAAAAAAGGTTATTAGGGTAGAAACTGATATGGGCACTAGAGTAAGCGATGTAATAATGCCATTTCCGGTGCCGCCAACATATCAATTAAGCGAAGAGATCGCTATGTTAAGCAAAGAGTATGAGATAGCCACTGGCGTAAATAGCGTAATGACTGGGCAAACTGGGCCAAGCGACCGACGTGCAATGGGTGCGTTACAAACTGTAAATGCAGCTAGCTCAATGAGAATAGAAAGCATGATGCAAACACTACTTGAAACAATGCTATCAAGCTATGCGCAGCACTTCGTAGAGCTGCTCTATCGCTTCGTAAGCGACGATGAATTCGTAAAAATCACCGAAGATGAAAACGTTATAGAAGCGATCGGTACTTTAGCAGAAAGAAAAGCCAATCGATTAGATTTTGATGTTTCTGTAAATTTTGGCACCACGATAGCAAATGAAGTAAAAATAAGTCAGTTAAATGGCTTGCTAGGAGTACTTGCACAAAATCAAATAAGCTCACCACAAATAACAGGCGAAATCGTAAAAGAAGTACTAACTTTAATTCTTGGTGAAAATGCGCCAATAGAGCAAGTTGATCAAGCTATGGCACAGATGATGGCAGCACAAGAAGCGGCACAAGCAGAGGCTGTGACGCAAGATGAAGAAGCACAAATAAAAAACGAACCTAGCGAAGAAGATATGGAGATGGCAGCTTTAGTAAACGGCGGAATTTGAAAGGATATGACTTGAAAATTTTTACGTTTTTTAGGATGTAGACAAATAAAATAATAAAAATTTTAAAGGAGAAGAAATGGCATATAAGGACAAATACGAGGTTCTTGGTGTTATCGTCGCTTTGGCTACAAACGGACTTAGTGTCTATAAAAAAGGCGAAGAAGAGGGGCAGATTAGCGGTGGAAACATCGGCGATTTTGTGGTTAGGGCTAAGGGCGAGGACGGCTTTGCCACCGTAAGAATTATAGGTGAGCAAGAGTGGGAAGAGATGCCACAAAACGAGGCGGCCGAGGCCGAGATGAAACAAGCTGCGTCCGGTGCGAAAAATCTCGCTCCCGAGCTGGCTAAAGCTAAAAACGAGATTGAGCGTTTGAGGACTGAAATGCTAGAGGCCAAAGGCGAGGCCGAGCGCTTCAAGGAGGAGTGCGCGAGCTTGCAGGAGCGAATAAGCGCGGCTGCGGGAGAAAATTTAACTTTGACTCAGGAAATTCAAAAGCTCGAGGCCGAAAACAAAAAGCTAAAAGAGGCGGCCAAGAAAGCAGAGAAGAGTAAAGATAACGCGCCTAAGGCAAATGAGCCGCAGGATTTAAATTTAGGAGGTAATTAATGCCGGACGTATACGATCAGGATTTAGAGGGGTTGGCGGCCACAGAGGGGACGCAAACGCAAGAAGCCCAGGCAGCCATAAAAACCGCAGCAGATAAGCCACAGGGGCAGGCGGAGGCCAAAACGCCTGCGGCGGCGCAGCCTGACGACTCCGTAAAACTCAATAAAGAAGAGTATGCGGACTTTCAAAGAATGCGCCAAGCCGCGCAACTTTCGCAGATGGAGACGGATTTTAGGAAGAGTTATCCGGACTTTGATATGCAAAAAGTCACAGACAAAATTTTAGAGATGGATGAGAAAAACCCTGGCACTGGCGATGCACTACTGACTCCAGTAGGGATTGAAAACGTCTATCTAAAATTTTTCCATGGTAAAGCACAAGCGCAAGTTGATGATGAATTTGACATAGCACGGGGGACTGGTGGTGGTGTGAGCGTAAAAGAGCTCATCGGTAAGATTAACAAAGGTGAGGCTAACGATAGCGAGAAGCAAGCCTTATATGCAAGATTATTTTAAGGAGTAAAAGAAAATGGCTATAAAAACTGGATTAGTAACTGCTGAAGAGGCTTTTGGTAGTAAGGGTGTAGTGCTTGAAAACACTATAAAGCAAATAGGATGGCAATCTACGCCTTTTTATAGTGCAATAAGCACAGCCGCACCTGCAGATAGAAGCACGAGCGTGGCGGTAGGGCATAAATGGTTTTATGATGAGTTGCCTGATGGTGACGCAGCTAATGCGCACGCAGAAGGTGGAGCTAAAGCAACAGCCAAGTATTTTGTTGGTAATACTCTAAGTAATCATTTTCAAATAGTTAAAAATACATACGGAGTTTCTGGATCACAAGAGCCGGCCAAAGATGTAGCAGGCAGAGGCATCCTAGCTAATCAAGGCGAGATGGCTTCCGTAGAACATAAAAAGTCCATAGAGAAAATTTTGCTTTCTTCTCAGACGGCTGTACAAAGAGTAAATAGTGGTGGTTCTCCTGTAGTCGGAAAATGTGGTGGATTAAAAAGTTTTTCTACTGCAAATAATACAATCGATGCAAACAATACAGACTTAACTATGCAAATGATTAGAGATCTGCTAAAAATCGGTTGGAGCAAAGGTAGACCTTATCAATTCTTAATGGTAAATGACAAGCAAAATGATAGGTTGCTAGATATTCTCGACAAGATAAAGCAAGCCAATATCACACAAAAATACCTAGAAGAGGATCTGCTTGCCATCAGAACTAGCTACGGCGATGTAAAGGTTATGCTAAATCCGTTCTTAGATCAAAATGAGATCATTGCCTTTAGAGCAGATGACATCTTTAAAGTGAATTGGCGTCCAATGATGACTAGAGAGCTTCCAACTAGCAACGATGCTGTAGAAAAAGAGATTATTAGCGAATTTACACTTCGTGTATGTACACCAGTAGCATTTGGATGGCTTAAAAAGCTAAAGGTGTAAAAAATGAATTATGAGGCGTTTTTGCATCGGTTGAAGGTATCTACTAGGGGAGATATAAAACTCCCTGATTCTGAAGAATTAAAATCATTAGTGGAAGAGACAGCAGCAGATATATCACGTGCGGTAACGCCTCTTGAAATGATAGAGATAGATCATAGAAATTTTGATATCGAATACCATATAGATAAAAGACGTTTTGTGAGGAAATTTAACACACCAAAAAATGAAAAAGATGTAGTTGATTTTCTTGACGAATCACTTTTAAAGGCACTCGTTTACGGTGTAGCTAAGAAAAGGGCGCACGCTGAATTTTATGCAAAATATCATAAATTTTATCTACAAAATTTATGTGAATATGAGCTAAATAATTTTGATGAAAATTCATATAACTTAACAGAAGCACTTAGAATAAAGGGCTGGCTAAAGCCCTACAAAATAGATTATGCGCTAGATCCTTACTATTCATGGGATGAGAATTTTATAAAAAGACTTGATTACTACATGGCCAATATAGTCTATGGAGTAAATGACAATTTGCAGCATCCGGAAAAAATTTTAAATAGCGATGAGCTTGGATATAGGAAATTTATATATCAATTTATCGCCTATCAAAACGGCGAGCATGCCGATAGAGAGGATTTAAGAGCGCTTGATAGGCTAATGAGTAAGAAAATTTTAGGGGAGTGAAAAAATGGCGGATAAAGAATTTACGCAAATTTGTAAGGAAATTTTAGGGTTAAGCAAAAGATTAGAGGGAATCGAGCCTGCGGAGCTTAGAAAAATAAAATCGGATATAGAAAAAATAAACGAGGCGATAGCTGCAGATAAAGCAATATTTGATACGAATAAAAAAGATTTTGATGGTAAGTATAATAAAATCGCCGAGATAATAAAAACATTCGATACTTTAAAAGCTCAAATAGAAGAAGTTCTAAAAAGCGGCATAATAAACGATAGCGCAGAGGCTTTGATTTCTACATTTTCATCAAAAAAAATCATGGATCTTTTGAATGAAGCAAAAGGGACAGTAGATGAAAAATTTAGCATTATATATAAAAATGGCATAACCCCTTGGAGCTCCTCGTTAGATTATCCTGCTGGTGCCATTAGTGTTTTTGATGGCAAGTTATATCAAGCCAAAAGCGAAAATACAAATAAAAATCCTAGTAATAATAAAGAAATATGGCGTGTGCTCGCTAGCGAAGAGTGGAGCGATGCCACATTTTTAAAAAAGATAGACGCATACACAAAAGCGGAGAGCGACGATAAATTTACGCAGTTTTCACACTTTCTAAGCTCTAATGCACAAAGCGGATATACAAAGCTACCAAATGGCTTAATCATTCAGTGGGGAGTAGATACTCAAGTTCCACAAGGTGATAATACAAAAATGACATTTTTTCCTATTGTATTCCCAACAGCCTGCATTGCCTTAACATTAGCACACTATGGAGCTGGAAAAGAAGTAAGCGCGATGAGTTATGGAACACCGTCAAGGACGGGTGCTATATTTCGTCACAGCTGGCCACACACACCTACGGCGGTAGCATACATAGCTATTGGATACTAAAAGAAAGGAAAAAGATGAAATATGCAAACTACGATAAAGAGACAAATAAGATACTAGGCTTTTATGACGACGAGATACACGGTAGCATCCCTGAGCCAAATATAAAAATCAGTGATGATGAGTGGAAAAAGGCTTTATCTATCGGAGCAGACCATATACAAAACGGCGAGCTAATTAAAAAAGAGCCAAAGATAGACGAAAAAGCTAGGGCTTTAGTGCAGCTCGAAGCGGATATAAAAGAGTGCGAGGATGATATAAAGCGCGCTCTTATTATCGGTAACACTGCCGTGCTTGAGAGCTTAAGGGCGGAGTTAAAAGAGCTAATAGTGCAAAGAGAGGAGCTAAGAAAATGAGCTATTTCTTAATCTGTATTTTATCGCTAGTTTTGGGCATTTTGCTATGCCCTATCGTGATCTTTTTACGTGCTAGAAAGTGCGAAGGGTGGGACAATAGCAATATGACTAATATCTTAAGGGTATTCAGTCACTTGGCTACACACCCTAGTGACTTCGCCAAAATGCAATATCCTGATGGACAAAAGCCGTTTTGGTACTTGAGCGGCGATGAATTTACGGATATTGTAAGAACTAGACCAAATAAAAAGGATGAAAAATGAGAGTAAGGGTAAAAAGATGTGAAGTGTGTGCATCAAAACTTGACAAAGATGGCAACTGCACTTGGAGCGAGTGTCCTAAGTGCCCAGAATATAAAGAAAAAGAGCAAGAAAAGCCAAAAGATAAAAAGGATGAGTAATGCTTAAATTTAAAGAGCTTTTGCAACTCTTTTGCATTATAGCTATTGAGTTACCGCTCGAGATACTTGGCTATTTAATAGTGCCGGTCGCTCTACTATTTTGCAAAAAAGATGATGAGCATTTGCCAAAGATATTTAGGTGGTTTGAAGATGCAAATGACACTTATAACGGAGTAAATTCAGCCATAAATGGTGATAGTGGCTGGTGCAAAGAACACTATCCAAATGGCAAAAATAGGACGTATTTTGCAAGGTTAAGGTGGCTATATAGAAATCGTATCGGCTACTTTTCAAGCCGTGTAAATGGCGTAAAAGTGAGTGAGATAGAGCCGTCGAGCGTGAGAACACAAGGCAATATCAAAGTGGCTAGCAACGGCGGAGCGGTTAGTGATTTCTGCAAAGTAACGTTAAGATTAAAAGACGGCCGCTTACGTTTTGGCTTATATAAAACTATTAGGTACAAAGGCTTTTTAAGTGGCTTTTATTGTCGTATTTATGTAGGTTGGAAGCTGCTCGACGTGGCAGAGATGAACGAATACAACAAAGCCATATTTATGCAGCCAGACGACAAGGCATTTTTAAAAAGTGTTTGGTGTGTAAATCCGTTTAAAAGAGTCAAACAGTGAAGCCATCCATAAAGAATTTGGTAGCCATAGTTACCGTCTATTGACGGCTGTATTTTTTATAAATTTTTCAAACAAAGGAGACTCAATGCAAAAGTATATAGGAATGAAAGAGATTAAAGCGATGCCAATGAATCGTGGAGAATACAACAAGCTACGTGGTTGGGAAGTGCCTATGGATGAAAATCCAAATGATGAGGGCTATCTTGTAGAGTATGCTGATGGTAAGAAAAATCATCCAAATTTTGATGGGTATATCTCATGGTCGCCTAAAAATGTATTTGAAGCCACTTATCAAAACATCTCCGAAGGTTTTGATTTTGGCTCCGCGATACGTTTTTTAAAACAGGGTAAAAAGGTAGCTCGCAAAGGCTGGAATGGTAAAGGCATGTTTTTATTTTTAGTCAAAGGATCTAAATTTATCGCAAATCGCGAACCACTTTTATCTATCTTTGGTGAGGGGGAGGAGATTGATTATTGTCCTCACATCGATATGAAGACGGCTGACGATAAGGTTGTGCCGTGGCTTGCTAGCCAAACGGATGTTCTTGCTACTGACTGGGTACTAGTAGAATGAATTTTTTAATTGCAAACAAACTTTGGCTAATCGTAATTGGTGGGTTAATGGGTGTAATGCTAGGGCTTGGAGCTGAAATTTATAGTCTAAAAGGCGGCATTAAAGACGCTAAGGCTGAACTAAAGGAAACACAAAACGAGCTAGCTCTAAAAGAGGCAATTGGCGCAGTAGTTAAAGCAAATCTCGAGGCGTGCAATGCAAAGATCGAGTTGCAGAATGCTAAATTTAAGGAGCTTGAAATAAAAAAACCTGATGTAAAAAAGATACAAGAGAAAGCTAGGAGTAAATTTGATGGTATCAAGCCGCTGGTTACGCAAAGCTGCGAAGAGAAGCTGGAGCGTTGCGAAAGGATATTTGATGAGCTGGCACGTTAAGATCACGCTTTTTCTTGTTGCCATATTTTCAGGTTGTGCGAGTAAAGAGCCGCAAATCATTAAGCAAACAGAATATCAAGATGTATATATCACAGTATCTTGCATCGATAAAATGCCCAAAAAACCAGAGCGAGACAGAAGCGATCCAGACAATCAAAAAAAGATAGCAGAGTATTTTAAAGCCTGCGAAGATCTTCTAAGGCAATGTGTGCATGCAAATGTGCCGCAATCTAGTGCATCGGTAGCAAAATTGGGAGAAAAAAATGAGTGAAATTAAGCTACTACCAAAAGCAAAAAGCAAAATTAGGCGCTGTTTGGTGCTGTTACTTGGTGGTTTGTTTATGGTAGTGTTTAGTGTCGCCCTATACCGCCTTTACGGCAATATTTTTTACAATGAAGAGATGAAGCTCACAGCGTTGGCCATCACTCAGGGTGTAGTAAATGTTCTATTGAGCCCGGCAAAGATAATTAGTATCTTTAGAGCATAGTCGTGGAATTACATTATTTATTTTATGTATTAATCATAGGTTGTGCAGGCTCTATCACCGCTTTTATAAAAAATGGTGGTGGAGGTATAAAAATTTTACTCAAACGAACGTGGGATGGCTGCTTTAGTGCATATGTAGTTTATGAGATAGCTTACTTTTTTGCCAAGGACGAACATGTGAGTTTTGCGATTTGTGGTGTAGGTGCTTGGATGGGAAGTGAGGCACTGATATTCGTTAGAGACTTTGTATCAAGCAAGGCTGGAAGGAGATACGATGGTTAGACTACGGTGGAAATTTTAAACACGAGGAGTTTGGCGATGACAAGTAGTGAGATATTGCAAGGCATGCAAGCACAGCGCACCAGATGCACCGTATGGAGTAGAGTTATGGGCTATCACCGCCCAGTAGAGGGTTTTAACATCAGTAAAAAAGGCGAGCATAAAGAGCGAGTATTTTTTGATGAAAATTTTAACACGTCAAAGCAATGTGTTAAAAAATCTTAAAAAGATTAACACAAGGAGTGAATATGGCAGATTTTAACAACGCTTTTCAAATTTTAATGAGTTTAGAGTTTAGTCGCCCTGAAAAAGCTTTACACAAAAATCCTACCGAGCGTGAGTGGACATTTATGGGGATATATCAAAAATATCATTCAAGCTGGAAAGGTTGGAATGAGATACTTGCTGCGTTAGCTTATGGTGGTGATACAGAAAAAATATCAAGGGTACTGTTTGATAACAAGGATCTTCGTGATGAAGTTTGGAAATTTTACAAGCAAATGTATTGGGATAGGATGAGGCTTGGTGAAATTAATAGTCAGTTAAAGGCCAATGAAATGTTTATCTTTGGCGTAAACGCCGATACAAAACCTGCCATAAGAGCTGCACAACGAATAGCCGGTGTAGTAGATGATGGCATAATGGGTGAGATAAGCTTGGCCGCTATAAATAAAGTAGATGAAGAGAAATTTGACAAAGAGTTTGATAGAGCGGAGCTTGAACACTACAACATGTTAATTAAGCAAAATCCAAATTTAAGAGTTTATGCCAATGGCTGGAGAAGAAGAGCGGAGGCAGTATGACAATAGAAGAGCTAAATGAAAAAATCACAAAACAGCAGACACAAATAGATGATCTAAAAAGTAAGGTTTTGTCTTATGAGAGCTCATTTGAAGAATTAGATGAAAAAATTAAAAAGCAACAGATACAAATAGATGAGCTAAAAAGTGAGGTTTTATCTTATGAGAGCTCATTTGGTGATATAAATAATGCCATAAATGCGCTATCTAGCAGGATAGGCGACATAGAAAATAACGGTATTAAGAACATTGTTGGTGACTTACAAGATGATATTGCCACACAAAGACTAAAGTTAAATAAATTAGACAGAATAAGAAAGGGACTAGCGTGAGTGCGATCAATTATAAAGATAATTTTGTAGAAAATTTTGAAGCAATTTTGGCAAGTAGCACTGGAGAGCGCTCGATATATCAAAAAGCTTTAGCTCATATAAAAAGCGAGTTTGATAACTTTCAAATAACAGATGATGCTAGGGCTAAATTTATAACCTCGCTTATGGCTGAGATGACGATTGCCTTTACGACAAAAGCTATGGACGCAGCCGGTGATGTTGCAACCAAAGCTTTAACGCTAGAAAAAGAGCTTGAAGCTTTGGAACTCAAAAACCAAGGGCTTAGAGATAGACTGGAGCTTGATAAACAAAATTTGCAAATGCAAATAGAACTTACAAGAGCTCAAACTGAAAAAACAAAGGCCGAAACTAAGCTAGCTGAAGAGCAACAAGTGGCCATAAAAGAGCAGATAAACGATAATAGAATTATAAAGGCTGGTATGATGACTGGCGATTTTATGCAAAATGTTTCTAATGGAAATCTTAGTGTGCCTTCGGATATGTTTGAATACCTCTTTAATATAATCGATGAGATTATCAAAAGAGCTGGTATAAATATTAAAAAGGTAAAAAATTTTAATTTACCTAAAATAAAATGAGCAACGCGATCCCAAAGGGGGTATTTCTGAGCAAAGCGGGTAAAATGAGCAAAATGGCCCCAAAGGGAGCATTTCTGAGCGAGTAAAATGAGCCAGTTTATAGCCTTTGATGACGAACTAAACATAACAAACAAAGAGCCAGATGATCTTTTTAGCTATCTAGCTGGCGGAGAACTTTATGCTAATACCTTTGCTGCCGGTGCTGCTTATGCAATCGGCAGGATTTCTAATATAAATTACACTTCTATCTTTTTACCTTTTTTTGTAGATAAGATCTCGTCTATGATGGAGCTTAATGAGGATTTTGTTGAGTTTGCTCTGATGCCTATGCAAATAATCTTTTATAAAACAGCCGATGAAAAGAGGCGAGAGAAAGAGATATATGATGAGATAAGTGAAGATACTGAAAAGATAGTAAAGCTAGCTAATAGGCTACATGAAAAAAGCGGTGGCAAGATCGGTTTTGCTATGGATGATGGATCTATTAGTAAAAGAACCGCTACTGATAAAAATTTCCTTAGAGAGTTGGTAGAACAAAGGCAAAAGGGCTTTTTTAAACAGACTTTGCAAAACATAGCATATACAAAATTTGGAGTTGTTGGTGCGATAGTTGCTGGATGGGCTTATGATGGCAAAGTAAGTGGTGCTGTTGTAGCAGATGTCGTAAGCCAGGTCTCAACTGCAAAAATTGTAGATGTGGCCGCAGGGCTTTTAGGTAAGGCTTTAGGATTGCAAGCCGGATTTGCTACGCTAGGGCTTAGTATGGTGCTAGGCTCTGTTTTAGATGAAGCCTTTGAAGTAGCTAGTGGACTTGATATAAGCTATGGTTTTGGTGGTGATATAGCAGGGTTTAATGAGATAGGTCATGGGATATATGAAGCACCACTCTCTTTTTTGGATGGAATAAAATCCGTGTTTGGTGGTGTACCAACAAAAGATTTGGCATATGATAAAGAGAGCTATCAAAGAACTGGGCAAATAGCTGGCATAAAAACTAAATTTGGAATGTATATAGGTCAAGTTGGCGACAATCTAGTAAGTGGTAAAGAAAAGGGACTAAACAAAAAAGAAAGAGATAGTGCTTTGGGTATGGCTAGAAGTATGGCTAGGGATCTTGATAAAGCTTCAAAGATGAGTCGTAGTGATAAGAGCAAACAAAGGCAAGCTGAGAAACATGGTAGTTCTAGTGGTAGCTCTTCAGGTATGAGTCGTAGTGAAAAAAGTAGACAAAGACAGGCTGAAAAACATGGCAATGCTGGTAGAAATAGCTCTCATGATAGAAACGGCGCTGGTAGAAATAGTGCTAGCGGTGGAGCTATGGCATAGTAAAAATATACGTTTTTTAGGAAATGTCCTAGTAATAATATCATTAAAAAAGGAGCTAAGAAATGTGGGATTTTTTAAAAAATTTAGGAGCTAAGGCTAGTGAAAATGCTGATGGGTTAAAGGCCTTTGGATCGCTTCTTGGTGCTGGTGCTGGGATATGGAGTGCAGTAGAGCAAGGCAGGCAGGCTAAAAAGCAAAATGATCTAGCTATGAAAAACTACAATCTAAATTTGCAAATTTTAAAAGATGAGAAAGCGCGCCAAAAGCAGATGCAGCAAAATTTAGAGCAAGGTTGGGCTAGATCAGCAGCTGGCATGAGTGATAAGGAAGAAGAGGAGAAAAAGAAGAATGGGCTACTTTAATATAGAGTTTTTAAGACGTCCAGAATTAAGTCCGCTAAGTCCTAAGGCTGGGTATGCTGCAGCTCTTGGTGCTGTTGCAAATGGTATAAAAGATGTGGGAGATATAGGGCTAAATCGCCAAAAGATAGATGATGAAAATAAGAGATATCAAGAGGAAAAGCTTTTTAGAAACGATGAGCTAAATTTTAGAAAAAACTCGCATGCAGACACAATGAAGTTCAAGGCTGATGAGCTAGCGTATCAAAAAGATAAAGATGAAAAAGATCGCATTTTTAATGAGAAAAAGCTAACTATAGATGAGCTAAGAGCAAATAAAGATAGGGAAGTGGATATGGCTAGAGTTAATACTCAGGCTAACTACTATAACACGCTAGCACAGGAGCGTGCCGATAAGATAGAGCGACAAAAACAAGAAGACGCGGCTAATGTAGCGGTATTTAGACAACTTTTCCCAAATGAGACAAAGGGCAAGAGCGATGCAGAGATCCTGGCCATAGGAAATATAATGCAACGTTTTAGTAAAAATAAGGCTACTGCAGGCGAAGATGACTGGGTAAAAGTAAATGCAGCTACATATAACGAATATGCGCACCTTGGCGTAGCAAGAAACACCAAAGATGGATATTATCTTAACAAAAATTTTGTAGATGAGCTAACAAGAGAATCATCTGCTAGAAGTGAGGCAAAGGGCAACCAAGCTGAATATAAAGATAGGCAAAAAGACTTATCAAAGAAAAAGCCACTTATTTTTGGTGATGATGGAGAGATGTAAATGGCTATTACCATACGTGAATATTTGGGCGATGAAAAGATAGCACAATTAGAAAGCATGGGCTTTTTGCCAAGCCTAATCACAGATATGGCTAAACGTCAGTATGCTGCCGATAAGCAAGCCAAAAGAAATGAACTTTCAGATGTTGGCTTGGATGGAAAATTAGTTCAAGGCATAATGCATGGAGATATCAACGAAGAAGAAGCTAAAAATGCACAAAAATTTGAAGATTTTGGCTCAAAAAAACATGGCTGGGGTCTAGGTGCTGCTAAGACTTTGACAGGCATTGCCAATACTGTTGAGCGTGTAGGTGATTTTGTAAATCCATTTTATGAAGGTAAGCGTGATAAAGATGGAAACTATATCTATCAAAACGGCATAGAACAAGCTCTGCGCCCTAAGATAAAAAATGCCGAGAAAATGAGAGATGACTACGAAAAAGCGACTGGTGAGACAGCCTGGGGTAGCCGTTTAGCCGAAATAGGCACGGAGATGGTTGGCGATCCTATAAATTTTATAGGTGGAGCTGGATTACTTAGCAAAGGTAGCAAACTAGCTCAGTTTGGCAAAAAGACCTTATTTTTCGCAGGCACTGGTGCTGCAAGCGGTGGTGTAATGGCTCTTGGTGAAGGTAAAAATGATGAAGAGACATTGAAAAATATGGGCTATGGTGCAGCTGGTGGTTTTGTTTTGGGACACGCGATAGATCAAGGCATACAAGGCATAAGTAAGCTCATAGCAAAGCGTCAGGCAAACAAAGTGGCAAACGAGGCTGATGCGATAGAGAGTGCCGAAAATAGTGAGTTTTTAGATGGTAGCAATAATGTCGGTGGAGATGGTGTGGGCACTGAGTTAAAAGAGGCTCAAACAATGACTGCTATGGAATTTGCCACAAAAGAGGTGGGACTTGATGAAGATACGGCCACAAATGTATTAAAAGAGGCTATGCAGGGCAAAGAAAAGAGCGAATTTATAGACACAGACAGCTATGCTGATATAGTGAAATTTAAAAACTTTGAGATACAAAGAGAGTATGCTAAAGCTTATGGCGAGAAGATACAAGCCGCACAAGCTAGTATAAATAATACAAGAGAGCAATCGGCCATAAGATATGCAGATACGCAAAAAGCTATCAATGAATATCAAAAACAAGGTATGTCACCAAGTGCAACTAGGGAGCTAATCAATGCTAAATTTAAGCCAAGTGCAGATGAGATAAACTACACTAGGGCATATAACGACGGATCGGATGTTGATGCTAGGCTTGCAGGACAGGGGATATTTTATGCACTTGAAAAAGATATCACAGCCCAGGCCTATACTCCGGAGATTTACGCTGCAAGATTAAAACAAAGAGGATTTAGTGATGAGAGCGTGCAGGCTTTTACGCAGGCATACGTAAGCAAGGATATAAATATCGCTAAAGACTATGCAAATTCAAAAGTAGCTGATGCGTATGAGAATAAAATTCAAGCAGAGGTAGCTAACGAGATCAGAGATAGAGATGAAGTAGGGGGCAATTTTGTCAATGAAGAAGCAAAAAATAACGGATTATCAGATAGCGTTTCTGATATCGGCGATAATGCAAGCCGAACAGGAGAACAACAAGCAAGCGATGAGCAAATACTACGCCAAGGCGGACGCAATACTTCAAGCGCTAGCCAGACAAAGCGGACAGCCCAGAGCGATGAGCAAATGGAGCAGCGACCAGCCTTTAAAACAGATGGCGATACTGATGCCACAGCTGCAAGCAAGCAAATGGTGGAAGAACAAGGAAGCGGCGATAATGAGATAAGAGGGTATGTAGGGCAAACGCAAGAAGAGTATAAAAAGCTTGCAAATGAATATGATATTGATAAATTCTTAAGCGACAGAGAAAATGTATTATCTAAAGATGCAAGGCATGGAAAAAGCAGGATAACTGACAGAACCATTGAAAGCAACGACGGAGTTGGTGGCTGGGAGTATAAGCTAACTCCAGCAGGTTATGAAAAAAACTATAAGGCGGATTTTTTAACTACAAAAGCTGACGTTGCAAAGATAAGAGCTGGCAAGATGGATGAGGCTACTTTTAATAAACTAAAATCTGATCTTGAAAGCAGCGAAGCACTCGGCTATGAGTATAAAAAAGCCAGTGATTATGCTGATATGGAAGACTTTGAGAGAGAATTTGGAAGCCTATCTAATCCAAAAGGTGGCAAAAATATCAATGCTAACTCTCATATCGCAAGCGGTTTTTTTAGTGGCACGCTAAATTCTATCGATGAAGATGGAAACTTTAATCCTGATAGATTTGCTGTATGGTTTTTGGCTGGGCTTGCTGGCAGTAAGGCCGTGGCTACCGGACTAAGAAAAATGACTCCTAAGCTATACAATGAAATCCTAGGCATAGCCGAAAAGATGCCACAGATGGCAAACGGCAATCCAAAACTCTTAGGCAAGCTCTACCAAAACGCAAAAGACGTAAGTATAAATTCTTTTGCAGGAGAAAAAGCGATCACGGCAAACGTCGGCAAACTAGATCAAGCTAAAGCAATGCTCGAAAAGGGCGCGGACGAGGTAGAAATCTGGCAAAAGACGGGGTGGTTTAAGGATAAAGACGGTGCTTGGAAATTTGAGATAGGAGACGGCAACGCAAAGCTAAATCCTGGTTTTCAAAGCGGAGGACGGCTGGGCGAGTTGCTAGATCACGAGGGGCTGTTTAAGGCATACCCTAAACTAAAGGACGTTACGGTCGTAAAAATAGGAGACGAAACGCCAGACGGCGCGGCTCTTAGCGTAAAAGATGCGGCTCAAAGAGAAAAACGCGGGATATACAACGTAGCTTACAACGATAAGACGGCCACTTTAGTCAGGCAAGACTTGCAAAAGATAGATGACGCCCTGATTCTTGAAAAAGGCTCAAATAAAAAAGGCGGCGCCGTCCATATCAAAAAGCATTTAGACCCGGGTGCCCCAGGCGCGATAACGCAAGACGAGTTTTTAAGCGTCGGTAAAAACATAAGAGAGTATTTGCAAAAATATAAAGAACCTTTTATTGACGAAAGCGGCGGAAGAATTTATGAATGGGCCGACGGAAATGGGGTAAAATTTAGAGTAGTGGTATACGAAAAAGCGGATGGGATCTCCGCATCCCATCCAAATTCCATTATATCCTTCTACTCTAATAGAAACCTTAAAAAGTCTATGGAATTTCGCAATCCGCAAGTCAAATACGACGTAAATTTGAAAGAGTGGCACAAGGATAGCGCGCCTATTACGAAAAACTCCGACGGAAGCCCGAAAGTGTTTTATCACGGAAGCAACGAGGGCGGGCTCGATATTTTCAAAAGACAGCCTGAAGGCAGCGGCTACGGTTTTTGGTTTACCGTAAGCCAAAAGCAGGCAAACGAATACGCGAGCGCCGAGCTGATACCCGGTTATTTAAAAATCACAAAACCTTTTGAAATAGAAAAAATAAATGATTACGATACGTTAAAAAATATTTTCGGACTAAGCGAGAAGGCTTTTAAAGAGTTCCAATCCGAACGTCAAATTTGGCGAAAGGCTATGGAAAAACTAAGGGCGCGCGAGTTTAGGATAGCCGATAAAGATCATTTGGGATTTATGCTTTACGATAAAAACGGCGACTATGTTCAAACTCCCAATCAAATGCTAGTTCACGACGTACATACGCTAAGAGATGCAGACAACGACGAGTTGGCACATTTTGTTTACGATAAATATTATGACAGGTATGTCACGGGTGAAGTAGACGTTTTAGCCGCCGTGCTAAACAAAAACGACTACGACGTAGGCAAGAATTTTTTACGAAATAAGCTAAAAAAGGCGGGCTACGACGGTATAAAAATCGACGATAACGTAATTGTCGTCTTTGATAGCGCGCAAATCAAACACGTAAAAAACAACGGGAACTTTAGCGATAGCCCGAATATTTACAAATCAGGGGCGGAGGGGTATTATGATCCGGCGCGTAACGAAATAGGGCTAAGCGATCTGGGCGACAAATCGACGCTCATGCACGAAGCGCAGCATGCTATACAAGAGATTGAGGATTTTGCTAGGGGGTCCGGCGCAAAAGACGAGAGCTACCGTCTAAGCCACGGAGAAGCGGAAGCTAGAAACGTGCAAAATAGGTTAAATTTAGATGGTAAAGCACATCCGCACGAAACTTTTGACGTGAACCCAAATGAAACGATCGTAAGCAAAGAGGACGGTATAAGCTATAGTCGTAGGATAGAGGAGATAAAGCACGAACATCCAAACGTCGAAAAAGAGCTAGATGAGAGTATAGCGACGATGAATAAAGAGAGCTTTAACGACTCAAATTTTAAAGATGGGTTGATAGGCAAATTTGATACAAAAGAGACAACCACTCAGCAGCTTGGTAAAAGCATAAATTTAAGCAATAAACAGCTAACTATCCTAAAAAACGATATAAAAAACGCGGACTTCAAAGTAATCAGCGATAGCAAAATTTACTTTGACAAGATGGGTAAAGATGGAGATAAAAAGAGATTTTTTATAGATATAGCAGAAGATGGAAATATAAGAGTAGATGCATACTCAAAGTCTCAAATAGATAATATGTCTATAAAAGAGAATGCACTTCAGGAGTTAGCTGGTGTGGGAGATAGAGCAAGGCTAAAAAATATGAGCTTTGAAGTAAAGTCAGCGTATCACAACGAGCTAGATCCTATCAAAAAAGAGGCGATACTAAAGACTGCCGAGCTAAACAAGCTAAAAAAGGAAGCTCAGGGTGGAGATAAGGTGGCCGTAGCTAAATTTGAAGAGTTTAAAGCTAAAAACCTAGACAAAGATGGAAATATAAAAGACGGATTGAGGTTGTGCTAATGAGTGAAAAATGTCCATTAAAAGAGATCCAAGAAAGATCAGGTAAGCTGCTAGACCGTTGGGCACTAAAGGTTGATAGTGCTTTTGAAAAGGCTAGTGATGGGCTTGATAAGGCTGCAAAGTGGACTGATGAAAATATACCATTTGCTGGCAAGTTATTAGATATCAGAGAGCATACCAAAGAGATAGATGAGCTTTTAGGGGAATATCATAGAACAACAGCTGCCATATATGCGCAAGCTGGCCAGTTTAAAGAGTATCTTGGCAAACTAAGTCTTGGCAATAGAAAAGCGATGTTTAGGGCACTTGATGGCGAGATGGATCCAGGAGGGTTGCCAGAATATGTAAGGCCGCTATACGAAAAAGTACGTAAAACTATCGATGATGGCGCACAAGCTCTGGTGGATGCTGGTGCACTAGAGTCAAAAAACGTCATCAAAGACTACGTAAAACACTACTATAAAAAGTACCTAGACGAGGCCAAAGAAAATAGCCGTATTGCAAAGGCGCTAAGGCAGAGCAAATTTTTTGCTAGAAAACAGATGAGTTGGGAGCAAAAACAACTAAGAGAGATAGAAGACGATGCGGCTTTTGCGGTCACAAACACTATTTTAGAGCAAAAAAAGCAGCTCCTTAAGGCTCAAACGCTAAAGCTGTTTGCAGACAAATTTGCTAAAGACGCGCCACCTGAAGGAATTGATGGGCTAAAATGGACGAGGATAAGCAATGAAAGTGCAGGCGGAGGTATAAAGAAGTATGGAGCACTAGCTGGCAAATATGTTCCAGAAGATGTCGCCAATGCTCTAGCAGAGGCTGAGATGTTGGGCCGAGAGATGGCGAAATTTAACGGATCATACTTTAAACTAATCGACCATATCAAAGTAAACGTCACTGTGAAAAACCCATTTACACACCTTTATAACTTTGGCTCAAATATGGCTCTTGCGTTTTTGCATGGAGATTTTAATGAAGCAATTAAAACTACGGCTGCATGGATGAGAGGAGATAAGCAGTTTAAAAAATGGGAAAATTTGGCTAACTCGCTAGGGCTTGATAGTCATCTAAACGATCTTGAAGGTCTGGTAAAACCTTTGCAAAGCGAGTCAAAAGGCAGTATCTTAACCAAGGCATTAAAAGAAGCGTATATGGCTGAGGGTAGCTGGAGTGGCGAGAAAGCTAGATATCTATACTCGATGGAGGATAAGGTATTTAAAATAGCTAGGTTTAAGAAAAACCTCGAAATGGTCGCCAAAGATAAGGGCTTTGACGTAAATGACTTTAGTAAATTTAGTACAGATGAACTAAAGGCTGCGATGAAAGATGCGCAGTATTCATATGTTGATTATTCTACTCACTTCAATGGCACTCTAAAAATGCTTGATAAAACGGGGGTTCAGCCATTTTTACACTATGCTGTAAAATCAACTCCAATGGTGATAAAGGCTGCATTAAAGCGTCCGGATAGATTTTTGATGATGCAAGCCGTGCTGGCCTACGGCGGAGGCAGTGCATGGCTGGGTGCCGATAATGAGCGAGATAACCTAGCAAAGCCGGAGTGGGCCGAAAGTGGTGGACTGCCAAACTTGGTAGGCGTAAAAAGCTGGATGAGACTAGGTAGCACGGACTGGTTTTTTAACTCCGGGCGTTTGGTGCCTGGTTTTAGGTTTGACGGATTTGATAAGCTAGAGTTTACGGGCGGTTTTCCCGCCGGAATATGGAATATAGCAAACGGCAAAAGCACGCTGGGCTACAAAATAGAGGGTGAAGAGGACTCAGTCGCCGAAAAAATAACAAAAAGAGTGCTCGAGCTAACTAAAAGCTACTTCCCACCAATCTCTCCGCTAGGCCGCTACGGACAACAGTTGGGTGCGCAGGCAACTGCTGACGTCACGGGGCTAGACGTAGCGCCTAAAGACTACAACAAAGACGATCTAGGGTACGGCGGCATAATGGCAAGAGGTGTTGGTGTAAGAAGGTTTAATAAAGAAAAAGAGTATGGCAAGGAGCTAAAAAAGGCGCGAAAAGAGTACGAAGAACTCGTGCCTGTAAAGATACCAAACTCAAAAGATGAAGAGAAGGTAGCAAAGGCAAAAGCTCATAATGAAAGGGTCGCAAAACTAAGTGTTGCAGATCTGCGCGAAGCTAAGGCAAGAGCAGAGGCTAAATTTAAACGTATCAAAGAGCACGCAAGTGCTGATGGTGTGAAGCTGAACATCGAGCTGCTAAAACAAAGCAAACAGGGCGGAAGAGCTTTTGGAATTTCTAAAATCAAATTTCCAGAGTAATGGGAGCTCCTTTACTTTTAATAAGATTTCGGTTATAATTAACTTACAATTCACCGGGGGCGCTTTAAAGCCCTCACTCAAAATATCCCTTTAAATCTTCATTAAAACAGCATAAAATATCATCTATAAAAAGCTTTAAATTTTCAGGGTCTATACCTACTACTATGCCATCTAAGTTGGTTGATATACGCGGTGTGCCATCGGTGTTTAGCTTATATAGATTTTCCCAATGTAAGGCTCTATTTCTAATAGTTAGAAGTAGTGAATAACATATCTTTACTTTTTTATAATTTAGCATAGTGCTTTTGCTTTGCCTATTAAATTTAGAGTATTTTGATAAATTTAATTCACGTAGATCTAGTAGATCGTTGTGTATTTTATTTTGATCTATTAGCCTACACCAATAACCAAAAGTCTGGCGTGATATGAAAACACTATCTATGTTTCCTAAAATTTGTGCTGTTTTATTTCTTGTAATGATTTCGATGATGCCAAGTTTTGGTGCTAGCTGGCCAATAAGCAGCAGATTTGCTCTATGCTCATCATCACTAGCGTATGCTTTTAGTCTATCTACTGAAAAAAGATCGTTAAGTTCTTTGGACTGCATGTCTAACCTTTGTTTTTTATAATTGTGCAATTTTATCAATTTTTTATTCAAACTATTCGGCTTGTGTTTAGTTTAGGGTTCGTCCGCCTCAATTAGTAGGATGTTGGTAAAGATTATCATAGGGCGATCGCAAGCAAGTGGCGGGGCGGTACGGTGCCGGTTTTTCACTTAGGAGCGGTGGCGTAAGTTCGAACACCAATAGCGGCCAAAGCAAGTAATGAGATGGCTTGTCGGGGTGGGGTGAGTGTGTGAGTTTTTGAGAGCAAAACCAGCCCATTTTTACATATTTGGTGGTTTTTGGCGTAGTTTTAACCTGTTTTGTGGCTTTTTGATGTGTGGTCGGCGTGGATTTGGCTTGTTTTGTAGCTTTATGGTGCATAGGCCGCTGCTGTTTTTTGGCGTATGGCGTCTATTTTGGCCGGATATTTACTGCGTAAAAAATAAAAATTTGCACGCTGGTCGTTGTCTATTTTTTTACTTTTTGGTAAAAAACGGCTTAAGGTTAATTTGGCAAAAATGGTCAAAAAATGGCTTGAAAATTTACTCATGAAAATTATACTTTTCAATACTAAAAATAAAAGAGTGCCTAAAATACGGCTTTTACGTGTAGTAAAGAAAAGTGCTTTAAGGTTAGAGCGAGCAAATTTGGCTAATTTTTAATAAAAAATGGCGATTTTGTTTAAGGTTAGAGCGGCTTTTTGAAAGATAGATTAGTTTTAATTTTTAAGCTTGGTAGTTGTTTGTAGTGCGATTTTATAGCGTGAGCGAGCAAAAACTCAACTGTCAAAATTTCTTTTACAGTTCCGGTTGTATGGTTTGATAGCGTGATGATGCGGAATGCTTGGGCGTGTGAGCTTTGAGATGAAAACTTGTATGGTTCTTGATCTGGTGCGTATGAGACGGCAAAGCTTTGGGCGAGCCTTGGGCGAAATGAGTGGGAATTTATGGATTGTTTCTCACTTGTGGTTAGGAGATTACGAAAAATTACGAGGCAATTTAATGTGCCTAGTGGTCTTTGTGTGGGCGTGCTAGCTATGTTGGCTTGGCTGGTGTGTGTGCGTTGGTTGGTTTGCGTGAGCTGCTTACTAGATCAAAGCTGGTCATAAAATCTTTGATAGGGGGGGCTATGAACCCATTTGGCCTGCGCCATACAATACTACAGTCACACTAAAAATTTTAAAATTTTCAAACTTTTTTCATATTGTGAGCGGTTAAAATGGCGACAATATCCCAAAAAACGCACTTTTATCTAATCTGCTGATAAAAAATAAGTAAAAATTCTTTGGCAAGCCAGCCGCTTGGACGCGCTAGCGTTGGAGCTTACGATCAATGCAGTTGCGCTAAAATTTCTAGTAATCGTAACTAAATGCTCTTATAGAAATTCTTAACGGTAGCAAAGAAAGATGTTTTTGATAGATTTTGTAATAAAATGCGGCGAGTTCGCCGCTCAGTTTTGTGTGTTTATTTGTGATTGCAAGCTTGTAAGCCACTATTTAAGGAGTGTTGGTAATTAGTCTTGGGTCTTAGATTTTTTAGTATTATCATAACTATGGCCAAAATTGCATTCATACTCAGTCTTTTATAGAGCTCTAAGCTCTAGATGGTGAAACTACTGAGGCTTCAAGAAATGCCATGATCTCGCTTGTGGAGTATAGAACATTTTTGCGAGTGATGGCATACTTTTTAAATTTACCATCTCTGACGTAGCGCCATAAGGTCACGGCGTTGCACTTTAAAAGCTCGCAAGCCTGCTTAGTCGTGATAGGATCTGTTATAGGTAAAAGTGGTGTCATTTTTTATCCTTTTTAAATATTTTCAATGTAAAAATACGCTAGGTTTTGGCTGTCCTCGGCTTCCTTGCTGTATTTCGTGTCGTAACTTTTATTTAGAATATACGCTATCTTATCTTTGTTGCAAGCGTAAAATTCTGCTAGGATGGGTGCTAACCTCTGCCCTTTACGGTTGTTTGGTGCAAATTTTAGATAGAGCAAATCACAAGCAAGTTGTGGTGCCGTGGTGCTAAAGTCGCTTTTGCAGATACTGGCCTTGTTTTCAAGGGCTGTTATCTGAAGCTCTATACGCTCTTTAAAGGCGTAGTAGTGCTGCACAATAGGCGACATAATCTCAATCAACTCATCTATAAATTTACTCGCCTTTTTGTTGATGAAAAGCCCAAGATCTTCTGAGCTATCCATCTTTAAAAATGAGTAAGCCATCACAAAGATGGCTGCATCTTTTAACTCGTTTGTAGTCATTTATTATCCTATATCTCGATCGCCCCAAACAGCGCGCCTGGGTCGAAAACCCTATAGCCGTTTATCAAAGCGTGATTCATCTCCATCAAAATACCTTTTGAGCTTTGAGTAATGTCTGGATCACAAGTTTTTTTACTAGGCACAAATAAAGCGCCACAACTATCAAGCTGTTTTAAACAAATTTTCATGACTTCGTCATAGCTTAAATTTCTATAGGCTGCATTGTTTAAAACTGGGCTAAAAAGCTCATACCTTTCATCTCCGTCAAAAAAGTCGTTGGCTTCCGCAAGAGCCTTAATCGCTACGTCTCGCGCAGTTTTTTTGTCGTCGCCGAATGCCGAATAAGGGCTGCAAACATAAATTTTGACGACTTCCATATCCTACTCCTCGAATAAATTTCGTTCTTTTGGTGTCGCAGTATCTACGAATATCTCGTCGCCGTCCTCGATATCACGCTCTATAGACATCTCTTTTTTTGGGTCAATCATAAATTGAACCCTGTTTACTACGTAATTCAGCATTAAAACGTCGTAAACGAGCTTTTGCCCGCTAGGGCGTATCTTTAAAATAGGTAAATGCATCTTTTACTTCTCTTTTTTAATCAAGAAAATATATTCCAAAAAGGCACAATAATATTAAAACCCAATCCCTTGCAAAGGTTAGTTTTATGCCTGCGAGCCTGATAATCTCTGAATTTCTGAATTGCCCAAATATCCTTAAGGCAAAAAACACAACCGTGCCCCATAAAAGCACTTTTAAAAATATGCTCATACTCTCTCCTTTATAAATTTGCTAAATTTTGAAATACTGCTAAAACAAAAACCAAGATAAAAGCCAGTATAAGCCTAAGAGCTAGCTTTTTCATCTTGCACCTCTGCATCAATGACATCGTCTTCAAACTCAACTTTGACCCCATTTAAACGAGATAAAAGCTGCTGAGCTGAAACAGCCTCTGGTGGCATGATGGCTAGGCGGTCTAGCATCTTGTCACTTCTGCCGGCTGAAAGCGTAGAGATAAATTTCGCTCGCTCAAAGTCGTCGGCGCTAAGTGTGCCAGTCTCTCTTTGTTTTGCTACGATGCGCTTTGCTTCGCCCTCCATGATCTCATAGCTAGCAGCTAGCAAAACATTGTTTCGCTCGATATCAACCTTGGTATTTTTAACTACAGTTTCTAGGCTTGATCTTTGAAGCAAATTTCTAGTTTGTTTATCCTCGCTCATAGCTAGAGTTACTTTGTTTTGTAGGGCTTGTACCCAGTTAAAATCCTTTTTCCAGCGATTTATTGAGCTGCTTGATCCTTTTAGCCCTAGAGCATCAAGTTTTGAAGCTAGCTGCTCCTCGCTAATGGGCTTATAATCGCTCTCAAACGTCGCACTTTCGAGATATATCTCAAAAGCCTTTTGCTGCGTTTCGTTCATCTGCTTCATCTATTTTCCTTTTTTGGCTCGCTTGGCTCATGTGGCTCATAATCACTAAAAAATAGTGAGCCACCCCAAACCCCTAAAATACGTAATTTTATAAATTCTTTGGCTCATAAGTTTAAACTTCTTGAGCCAGCAGTTAAATACGATTTTATCGGTATTTAATAGCTTAAGTTTTCTCTTTGGCTCATCATTTTTTATATATATAGCTATGAAAAAAATTTTTAAAAATAAAAAAATAATTTCAAACCAATATAGGGGCAAAAATGGTGAGATTGTGAGCCAACAGCACGCCAAGCCCCATAAAAACGGCTTTTTGCTGGCTCAAGAAAAATAAAAATCGTGAGCCAGAAGCGAGCCACCCAGATGTAAAACATCTATCAAACGCCCTAAAATAGGACGCTTTGTAGATATTTTTAGTTAAAATCATCGTGAGCTGCAAGAAAAGATTAGTTTTCATCGGCTTTTGCTCCATTGGCTTGATAGTGGTTTATCTGGTTTATGATAAGTTCGCCACCGTTTTCTATCCTTACACTATCAAAGTCGAGATTGTCGCTGCTTACCTTAAAACCAAAAAAGCACCTTGGTCTATCGCCTACTCCAATATAGTTTGCTGACATGCGTTTTTGGCCATAAGAGCAACTTATACCAGCAAGGGTTAGCTCGTCACGTAGGGCTTGAGCAAAGTTCTTTTGCGCTATAGGCTTGCCGCCTTTGTCGTTCATGTATGCTAGATAAACCTTATAAAGTGGCACTGACGGCACAAAATAGTCGGCATCTGCAATAATCGCATCTTTAACAAAGGTACGAAGCGGATTTACGCTATCTTTGTACTCTTCAAGCTCAGTTTGCATGCGTTTAGAGCGAGTAAATTTGTTCTGAACAATAAGGCGTTTTAGTCCTTCAAGAGCTAGATTAAATATACCTCCTAGCTCATCATTAAAACGATCACTAAGGCCTCTTATTTTCTGATTATCTTTTACTTCTTTATCAAACACAATAAGCAACATTCTTCTAAAAACGCCATTATCTATGCCACTTTTTGGCTTTTCATTGCCAGCAAATGCTAGCTTTGGCTTCTCATTTGGAAGCAAAGAGTAGGGCTCTTCGTTTTTTGGGTTTATAGTGATCGCATCTTTTGTGCTGACGATAGCTTTTAGATTAGCTAGCTGTCCTTTGTCGGTACCGTTTTTGTCGATCTCAGAGCCAATGTTTAAGAGTTTGTTTGTAAGTGCGCAAAGTTGATGCCCTTCAAATTGTTGAAGCTGAAGTGATGAGACGTTGTCTTCGCCAAAAAAGTTTCTTATGGTGTCTAATATAACACTCTTGCCGTTTGCGCCACTTTTGCCGTATAAAAACAAAAAGCTTTCAAACTCATGGCTAGGAATAAAGCAATAGCCAATAAACTCCATAAGCGTTTTTATATCATCTTCATCGCTCATAATATCGCGCAAGAATTTGTTCCACTTTGGACACTTGGCCGAAGGATCGTAGTTAAATTTTAAAATATTTGTAGCAGCATCTTTATAGTCGTGCTTTTTCTTAAATGTAATAACACCATTTTTACTAATAAAAATCGTGCCATTTAATAAATTTATGACGCGGCGAGATTCGTGAGATTTTATCTCATCTAGATCTAGCGATAGGCTAGTTAGATCCTCGACTATCTTATTGACGTTTTCGCGGCTTTGTTTTTTCTTGTCCACATATGCAGCAGCCATCCAATGAGAGTGAATAAATTTGGCCAACGCATTTGTATCTATCTGCATGAAATGATTACTCGCCCAAACGTGTAAATTCTTTTTATACTCACCCAGACGGTAGCCTAGTTTTAAAAAAGTCTGATTTAGACTTGCTACCATATCCGTAATATGCGTTTGATGATAGTTTGTACGCATAGTTTTGTTTATGCGGAAAGCATCGTTAAAAGCTTTTGAAAAACGCTCGAAATTTTGCTCCTCTTGTTCGGTGAGAAGGAAGCTTTGGATATAAGCTTTTTTAAATTCCTCATATCTCTCGCCCATTTTTCTTTCTAGCTCTTTTGCATAATTTAGCACTTCATCGACATACTTGTCATCAAGTTCACCTTTTACTGGAAAGATATTTATAAAATTACCTTCTTCATCTCTTGCCAGTATCTCGGCCTTGATTTGGCGAAATTCTTTTATAGGCAGATTTTGTTTAAATTTATCAAGCTTTGCCGAAAGATTTGGGAAGTATTCGCAAATCTCGTCAATAACGACGTTTGTTGGTTCAAAATAGCTAAAGGCTACTACTTCAAGTGGGCTAGCGTTTTGAAATTTATAGGCGTGGTCATAGAGATAATCACTAATATCATAGCCTTTTGAAAAATTTTTGCCGATCATATAAAATAGCACTATTCGTACGCTTCTAGCTACATCTTTGATCTCGTAAAATTTCTTTATCGCATTTTCATATCCGGCTTCATCGTGATCAAACCAGATAAATACATGCTTATCTCTTAGAAGCTCTTTGTATTCTTCCCAGCTAGCAGTTACGCCACCAAGCGTCAAAGCACAAACATTAAAACACATCAAATTTAATGCGTCTTTCTCGCCTTCGCAAATGACTACATTACTACCTTTATAATCATCGTAAAAATTTAGAGGAAAAGGGCTAGCATGTGCGCCACTTTCACCTATCCACTTTCCAGGCATTCTCTCACTTGTTAGCTCGCCTTTATATGTGTCATAGGCAAATTTCTCTCTATATTTGATATTTACTGGTGCGCCGCTAGCGTCTCTTATGATGATGGCTAGACTTTTATGCTCAAAGCTATATCCTATAAGTTCGCGGCTATATGAATCAAAGTTATTGACTTGTGTTGGGAATAGTGCTGAAATTTGATCTTTGATAAGATCGTAATTTTTAAGCTTATTTTCCACAAGTTGCGGTGCTATCTTTGCCAAACGAGCTTTAAGTGCGACTTCTTTTTTGGCTCTTTGCTCAGCTTCTTTTTTTATGCGTGCTTCATTTTCGGCTTTTATCAGTGCTTGATGTTCTTCATAGGCCTTTTTCTCTTCCTCGCTCATCTCTTTTGCATTGATCGTATTTGGTATACCAAAATGATCACAAACTTTTTTAGCAGCTTGAAGTGGAGAAATATGCTCTTTAAGCTCAACAAATTTTGTTATATCACCACTGGCATTGCATGCAAAGCATTTAAAGAATGCACCGTTAGAATCAGAATTGATGCCAAGACTTGGTGTATTATGACCATGGTCATGAAATGGACAAAAAGCATTTCCGCTTTTAAACTCTATGCCATAAACACTTTGCACAAAATCTTTAAAATCATGCTTGGATATCGTTTGTTTTATCGTTTGAAATATATTGTTATCCATTGTTCACATCCGAAAAGAGACTATTTTCTTTTATAAATTTCTTTAAAATTTCTATGACCTCTTGTGCAAACTCAGGATTTTTAAAACGAAAACGCCTAAAGTAAAAGTAGATAGCGGCTTTATTTTTGCCAGTATGCTTTGAGACGTAGTCAGCTATCTCGCTCTCACTTGATGCACATTCAAGTGCTTTATAATACATATCCGCTACATCATCAAAATGTGGGCAGAGATAGTTTTGTTTAACGAAAAGGGCGTGCTCGTATATTTTAAAGCGATCATGTCTGTCATGCTTGCGGTCAAGATAGCTTAAATTTTGTAGATTTTTCTTGCACGTTTCAAGTATGCTAGCGTGATCTACTCTAATATACTCCCTCATCGTTGTCATGAGCTAGCTCCTTTTTTTAAAAAACAAAGCCAGCATGCCAAGCGTAAACATAGCACCGCCTACAAAAGCACAAACAACTACCGCAATAACACTTAAGGCAAATTGCTCAGTCATCCTAAATCCTTTTTTAATCAAATTCACTCTTTTAACTCCTTTGGGATATAATCAAATCACGAAACGAAACCCCAAAGGAGCTAAAGCAATGAACGAAAAATAAGATCTTTTTAAAGAACCTCGTCCGAATCTGAACCTCTCCGGACGAAGATGGTTATTTATGATGAAAAAGACCTAAATCTCGGCACCTTTCATTCTCTGGCGCAGTAATAAAATATCCATGCAAGGCACATATAATAGCCTCTCTAGCAATAGGGGAAAAGTTGTTTAACTCTTTTATAGATTCGTAAAGAAACAGTGACGCAGACCTAACGCCTGATTCTCCTTTTTCTTGGGCTTTGTCTTCCACGTTTAGCTTGCTTTTCTCATCATACATGCTAAAGCCTGCACCATCTATCCTGGCTACGACGTCTTCTGGAATTTCGCCATCTAGCTTGTCTATAAAAGCAATAAGATTATTTATAATAGCAGCTGTTCTGGGTACCTTATCACAACGTAGCATTTTCTCAAGAGTAGTTTTGACATCTTTAATGTTTTTATTTACAATTTCCGAGTAGACAGAATTAAGCTCTAGTTTTCGTTCTAATGCATTTATTTTTCTAGCTTCCAATAGACTAGACTCAATATCGCATTTGTCCGTCTCTACATTTAAAAATCTTCTGATGGCCTCTTCTTTTTCATAATCACACATTATTTTTCCTTTTATTAAAAGTTTCGCCTTCGCCATAAAATAGCCACTGGATCGAAAAGCCGTACTTGTCAGCAAGCAGTATGATCCACGAGAGAGGCGGATTATTCTCTTTTATGGTGTTCCAGTAGGTAACCCTAGTGGTGCTAAGCACTTGCTCGGCAAAGGCGGCTTTGCCGTAGTCAAGCAGTCTCCTAGCAGCGTCAATACGTTGCGTAATCGCTACTATATCAAGCGTTGCGTGCTGCTTTTTATCCATCGAAAACCCCTTTTTACGCTATAATGTAAAAAATATTTAACATTTTTGTAAAATATTGTCTTATTTTTTAAGAAATTATACGACAAAAAATCTATTTTGTCAAGAAATTATAGACATTATTTTTTAAAAAGGAGATAAAAATGACAGTCAGAGACGAGCTAGACGATTTAAAATTTCGCTTGAGGATAAAGACGGATGAGGAGTTAGCGGTAGTTTTAAATACTTCAAAAGTATCAATAGACAAATGGATAAATAGAAAAGAGATACCGCAGAAATGGCGCAGGATAATAGAGATGCAATTTAACGGTATAAACGTATCAAATGGGCATTTTATAAACGGGAATAACGTTAGCGTGGGTAACTATCACATAGGACAAAGCTCGATAAAAGACGAAGATATAGAACTCATAAACGCTATAAAAGAAAATGATCCAAATAGAGAATATAGAGATTTGGAAGATTTAAAAAAACGCTTATTTATAAAGACGAATGACGAGTTTATGAAAATTTTTCAAATAACAAGAGAAGACCTTAAAAAAATCCCAGTTAGCGGAATACCGCAAAAAATAGCTGTTGCGGCACATGCGATAGAGCGAAAAATACACGGTCTTTTGCTGGATCCGGGTGAGGCTACCGGCTTAAACGAGTATGGCCGCATAAAAATAGAAGGCGGAACGCGCGAGCTAGTAGGAGACGACATAAAAATAGCCTATCTGCTAGCTTATGCAAATAAAGAGTTTAAACAAAATGTTTTAAAAAAGCTAGAAGCCTTTAGAGAGCTTTCGAAAATTTAAGAGGCAATGGCGAACTTTTGAAACAATGGACTGAGAGTTTGCTAAAGATTAAAGAAGTAATAGGGAAATAGGTATATGGGGAACAACAGCTACACTATACCCATAGCTATACTTTGTGTCGTTATTTTTGTGCTGGTTGTTATATTGATTTGTTTAATTATAAAATATATAACCGGCGATAGTGTAGCAAGTTTTTTGAAAAAACGCCCTGATATAATATGTGGATTTATATTCGTGTTGTTGGTACTTTTTCTAAAGTCATGGGTGTTTATAATTTTTATATCCGCAATAGCGATCTTGTTAGGGTTCGTTTTTTTTCGAAGTTTATTTGAAAATTTTAGCGAACAAGAGCCGATTAAAAAAATAATGAGCGTATTGGGGCTAGCTATAACGCTTTTTGTAATATTTATGGCTGTTAAAGAGATGGTAGAAGAAAAACCTTCAAAGATCATTGATGGTAGAAAAATAGAATGTGGTAGTTGTGGATATTGCAGTGAAATAAAAAGTTGTGCGGAGGCGTATTTTTTACTAAACCAATGCGGATGTTCTAGTCTTGATAGAGATAAAGACGGAATACCTTGCGAAAATTTGTGCAGGTAATAGGGGATAAATATAAAATTTTTAGCCATATTTTTAATACCTATTTTCTTGTTTGCGCTCAAGGGTAAAGTAATAGGCATACTTGGATTATGGTGTGATGAATATCCAATAAAGCCTGAAATTTGACGAAAAAATAAACAGTATATAGAATTAAAAGGAGACGGTAATGCTTAGAAAGATTTTAGCGTGCATGCTCGCGTTGTTTGTTTTGGCTAGTGTAGCCGAAGGTGCACAAAGAACGCGCGGATATATGAAGAAAAACGGAACCTATGTGATGCCGCACTATAAAACCAAAAGAGACGGCACGAGGTTAAATAACTATAGCACAAAAGGCAACATAAACCCATACACTGGTAAAAGAGGGCATAGAAAGTTGAGATAGCTAAATTTGACGTGTAGCGCGTAAAAATTCGCGTAAATTTATGGAAAATATGATATATTGCCGATACATTTGGAGAAAGAAATGATTCTGGATAACAATACTTTAAATAATACTAGCTTGAAAGTTCTACATATTTTAATATCAGAAATTGAGAAAAAATTCAAAAAATCTTTTTTGATAAAAGATGAAATAAGTGTTATATCATACACCGGCACAATAGAGGAAAGTTTTGAGGCGCCCTTTATGGACTTTATCGAAATGGTTAAAAACGCAAAGCCAAATGCAAATATATTACTAATAATATTAACCACTCCAGGCGGCAGCGCGGTTAGCGTAGAAAGAATGGTGGATACTGTGAGACATAATTACTCAGAGGTTTATTTTTTAATCCCAGATTCTGCTATGTCGGCCGGAACTATTTTTTGCATGTCGGGAGATAAAATTTATATGGACTATTTTTCGGCGCTAGGTCCGATAGACCCCCAAGTGCAAAGCGACAATGGCGACTGGGTGCCAGCGCTAGGATATATCGATAAACTTAATGAATTGATAGATAAATCAAATAAAGGCACATTATCTGATGCTGAATTTGCTCTTTTGCAAAAACAAGACCTAGGAACAATACGCACTTATGAACAGGCAAGAGATTTATCTATTAGTCTTTTGGAAAAATGGCTAGTTGAATACAAATTTAAAGACTGGAACACACATAAAGACAAAAGGAAGGTCACGCATAATGAAAAGACCGCTAGAGCCAAAGAAATAGCATCCACCTTAAGCGACAATAAGAAGTGGCATACTCACGGCAGATATATAAACAAGACTGTGTTGACGGAACAGCTAAAATTAAAAATTGAAGACTATAGTGATAAGGCGGACTTGAGGGCATCGATAAGGGAATATATGAAGCTATTAAAAGACCATATAGCAAGGATAAATAGAAGAATATTTTTCCATTCCAATATATAAGGGCAGGGAAGAGACATGATTGGCATGACTGAACAAATAAAGAATATTATAAAAAAAGAGGCAAAAGAGAGGTTGAAAAAAAAATCGGATCTAAGAAGAGCTATAGACAAATATGATGATTTAAAGAGACGCGGAATGATCAAAGATGATATGTATAAAATTCGCAATATAGATATCGGCGAATATAATGAAAATAAAGATTCAATTTTTAAAAAAAATATACAAAGAATATTTTTTATGTAAAAAAACTAAAATTATTATACATTTTTTATGAAATTCATAATCTAAACTATCCACAAAAAAGTGGAGAGTTTAGATGGGTAACGATTTAGATTTGATCAAAAAAACTTTAGCGATCTTGAAAATTACAGGGTTTATAAAAAAAGTTTTTTAAATTTACACTCTATGCAAAATGATACACAATATTTTATACATTATTTTACTAACTCATCCAAATAATCTGCCCACCATTGCATCAAAGTCTTCATATCTGCTAAATTTTGAGCTCTATTGTAAGCTTCTCTTACTTTATCCTTGTCCTTGTGTGCAAGGCATCGTTCAATAATGTCAGCATGGCAGCCATGTTCATTTCTTTTTTCGTTGGCCATAGTTGAAAACATTGCACGAAAGCCATGAGAAACGATCTCGTCTTTGCTATATCCCATGCGTCTTAGTGCTGTATTTAACGTATTTTCGCTCATTGGTCTGCTTTTGGATAGTGCGCTTGGGAAAAGATATCCTTCGGTATTCCCACAAATTTTAGTGTAGTCTTTTAATAAATTTACGACTTGATCAGCTAGTGGTAGTCTAAATGCCTCTTTCATTTTCATTTTATCCGCTTTAATTGTCCAAATTTTAGCGGATAGATCAAACTCATCCCACTTGGCAGCTCTGACATTAAATGGGCGCATGGCGGTATAGATCGCAAGCTTTAGTGCAACTTTTGTTTTTATGTCGCCATTATATCCATCTACTGACACAAGCAGCATACGCATCTCATTTTCATCTGTGATAGTAGGGAAATTTTTAGGCTTTGCGGTTTTAAAGGCGTATTTGAAATTTATATCGGCCACGACGTTGTGAGCAACTATCTCATAGGTGACGGCGTATCTAAAAATTTGATTTAGCAAGATAAATACACGCTTGATGGTTTCTAAATTTCCAGCTTTTTCTATGATCTTTAATACATCTATTATTTCTACTGCTTTTATATTGTCCAATGGCCGATTGCCTAAATACGGCGCAATGTGCTTGTTAAAAATTAAATTTTGTTTTTTTAAGTAGTTTGGAGTTATGTTTGCAGATTTTATATCTAGCCATTTTGCAGCGATATCGTTTAGTGTTGTTTTGCTACTCTTTTTACTTACTAGCGGATCAATACCATCTAGTATTTGAGCGGCCAACTCCCTGCGTTTTTCTCTGGCGGCTGAGAGGCTAAGATCAGGATAATTACCCAGGGCTATTCGGCGTGTTTTTAATGTAAGAGGACTTTTGTATTCGAGTGCAAAAAATTTACGACCGCTTGGCTCGATAAAAATAAATAAATTTTGCCCGTCAGATTTTTTATAAACCTTATCTTTGGGCTTTAAAGCTCTTATCGCTGTGTCCGTCAAGGGAGGGTTAATTTTTGGCATTTTTGTCCTTTTGGTGCCCACAAGCCCCTAAAAATCAAGCAACGATTTTTTACGGACATTTTTTAGCGGACAATATTTTATCCTTTAAATTATCCGTAAAAAGTCCTTAAAGGCAATTAAAAAGATTTAAAAATATTGAAAATAATTTAAATAAATAATATATATCAAAGATTGTTCTTGTCGTATTTTTTGAAAGGTTTTTAAAAGGATTGAAATGAATTAAAAAGTATAAAATGGTGGAAGCGAGGGGGATCGAACCCCTGTCCAAAAACAAAATGCATACAGCCTCTACACGCTTAGCAAAAGTGAAAATTTCATCTAAAAAGGCTCACTTTCCAAAACCAAAATTTAGACTAAGACTAAAATTTCAGCTAGCAAGCAGTCACTTTGCGAGCCTACTCTAGCTAAATTACTTGCTTTTGTCCTAGCTAGAATTAGACTAAGCAAGGCTCAACTGAACTTACGCAGCTTTAGCGTAAGCAGGAGCGAAATTAACGTTGTTTGCGTTTAAATTTAATTTGAGCTTTTTACGCTTTGCTCAAAGCGACGTGCCACCATACACACTCTGCTCCTGTCGAAGCCAAGTCGCTCCCAAAAAATAAAATGGTTAGTGAATTATTTAGTTAAGTTTTGCAGGCACATCAATGATTTTTGGCTCAAGAACACTAAAATATTCAAAATCGTTCTCGACGTCATCTTTATATTTATTAAACTGATCGCTAATAAGTAGTAACCAATCTATAAATTTATCATTTGCTGGCCCTTTTAGACTTCTTGCTTCTTGAGTTATCTCTTCAGCTAAAGTTGTAAGCTTTAATATCGGATCAAGATGCATGAATCCTGCTGCTGATTTAATATTATGAAAAATCCTAGTAAGCTCTAGGATGCTATCTTTATATTTATCAGCTCTTCCTAAATTTATTATCAAAGGCTCGAGTAAATCGCACATTAAAGCATAGTGAGATAAAAATTCTTCAACTATATCATAAGAGTAATCTATTTCAAGCCTTTTTAATATACCCATTTTTATGTCCTTAAGAAATTGGCGTAATTGTAGCAAAAATTTGATAAAATTGTTAGCCTTTTAGCTAAAAATCCTTGGAGCTTGCAATGAAAAATGAAAAAACTCAGAAGAAAAAACTAAGCATAAATGATATAAAAAATAAAAAAGGCATTGAGCCTATTGTAATGATAACAGCCTATGATGCGTTATTTGCTAAGCTTTTTGATGATTATGCTGATATTATTTTGGTTGGCGATAGCTTAAATATGAGTTTTAATATGCAAGAAAGCACGATAAGTACGGACATGAATTCCATGCTTTATCATACAAAGGCCGTTTGTAACGGAGCTAAAAATACTTTTATCATGGCTGATATGCCATTTGGCAGCTACACAAATGAAAAGCAAGCGATAAAAAATGCGATTAAATTTTTCAAACAGACAAATGCCGATGCAGTAAAGCTCGAAGTTGGCATACACCAAGTAAATTTAGTGAATCGCCTTTGTGAAGAGGGCATAAATGTTATGGCTCACATTGGCTTAAAGCCTCAGTTTTATAAATTTGAAGGCGGTTATAAGATAAAGGGTAGAAGCGAGATCGAGGCAAAAAAACTAATTGACGAGGCTTTGGCGTTTGAGCAAGCTGGAACATTTGGTATCTTGCTTGAGGGTACGATGAGTAGCGTGGCTAGCGAGATAACAAAGCAAGCTCATATACCAGTTATTGGCATTGGGTCTGGGGTAAATGTCGATGGACAAGTGCTTGTATGGTCTGATATGCTTGGATTTTTCGAGGACTTTAAGCCAAAATTTGTAAAACGCTATCTTGATGGAGCGGATATTGTAAGAAAGAGTGTGCAGTCCTACACAAATGATGTAAAAGGCAAAATTTTTCCAAGTGAAGAATTTTGCTATTAGGATGATTAATATCCGCGTTAAATAAAAAGCGTCAAAAGGCTATCTATTTAAATTTCTTTATAGCCTTTTATATCAAGACCAAAGCCTGCAAGGCTTACAAATTCTTTATTTTTATTTGAGCTTAAAAGTTCAATTTCGCTTATACCAAAATACTTTAAAATTTGTGCCCCAATGCCATAATCTTTTTGCGAGCTTGCATCGCTTTTATTGCTGTCTAAAAATAGTAACACTCCACTATTTTTACTTAAAAAATCCAACGACTTTAATAAATTATCAAATTTATCTCCGCTTAAAAGCTCATGGTCTTTGCTTATTTTTTGAAATTTTACGTTAGTTTGTGCTTTTATTTCTCCGAAAATATAGGCAGCGTGATTTTTATTTTCGTGATCTTTTATGTCATATCTTTTTGCTTCAAAACCACAGATTTTTACATTCTTTGCGGGCGAAATTTCTATTAAGCTTTCGTGGCTAAGTCTGTATTCTACTAATTCAGAAACGCTTATCATATTTAGGTTAAATTTTTTACAAAATTCCTCCAAATAATCACGTCTTGCCATTGTGCCATCTTCTTTTACGATCTCACAAATCGCAGCCATTGGACTAACGCCAGCAAGTTTACAAAGATCAACTGATCCTTCAGTGTGACCTGTGCGAACGAGGACACCACCTTTTTTTGCAATAAGCGGAAATATATGCCCAGGCCTTACAAAATTTTCAGGCACTGAATCAGTACTAGCAGCAAGTCTAATCGTCATATCACGCTCATAAGCACTTACGCCTGTTGTTGCTTCCTTTGCATCAATTGTGATAGTAAATGCGGTTTCGTGGCTAGATGTATTTTTAGAAACCATTAGCGGCAAATCAAGTCTTTTTGCGTTTGCTTCATCCATTGCAAGGCAAAGTACACCTTTTGCATGAGTGATCGCAAAATTTACCTTTTGCATATCGCTGCTTGCTGCTGAAAAAACCAAGTCTCCTTCATTCTCACGGTCCTCATCATCGACCATAATTACCATTTTGCCATTTTTTATATCTTCAATCGCTTTTAATACATTTTCAAATGCCAT